GACGTAAGGAGTCGAAATGGACGCGAAGAAAGCATTGAAGGCACACATGGCTAAGGGCCCTGGTGAGGCACATCCCGATTCCAACGTCAAGAAGTTGGCTAAGGGCGGCAAGACCAATCAGCAGATGCGCGAACTTGGTCGCGGTCTGGCCAAGGTTGCCAACCAGAAGAAGTCTTCGTTCACCTACAAGAAGGGTGGCTGAAATGGCTAAGTTCAGCAAAAAGATGATGGGCAAGGAAGTCGGAGATGCCTCCGTCTACGCCGAGCCCCATACCATGAAGGGTGGCAAGGTTGCCCTGGGTAACGGTACTCAGGCGGAGCCGACTGCGGCCAACCGGGTGAACATGTCTGTGGGCAACATCACCCGCGATGGTTATAACCCCGCCCCCAAGACCTCGGGTATCAAGACCCGTGGCAACGGTTGCGCCACCAAGGGAACGATGGCTCGCGGCCCGATGGCTTGAGGTTCTTATGAACTACACGGAGTTGAAGACTGCTGTTGAGGATTACACGGAGAACTCGTTCTCCGCGACTGACTTCGCCACTATGACTCAGTTGGCGGAACAGAAAATCTACAACACCGTCCAACTGCCGTCGCTTCGTAAGAACGTCACCGGCACGCTCACGGCCAACAACAAGTACCTTCAGTGCCCGTCAGATTTTCTGTCGGTGTTCTCCCTGGCGGTTATCTTGGCGGATGGGTCTTATGAGTATCTGCTCGACAAGGATGTGAACTTCATCCGTCAGGCGTATCCGACTCCGACCAGTACGGGTACGCCCAGGTACTACGCCATCTTTGGCCCCCGGTCAGATGATGCAAATGAACTGACGTTCATTGTTGGTCCGACCCCCAGTGCCAGCCTGTCGGTGGAGTTGCACTACTTCTACTATCCCGTTTCCATCGCAGATGCGGTACTTAATCCTAGCGGTACTTCGTGGCTTGGTGACAACTTTGACTCTGTGCTGTTTAACGGCGTGATGGTCGAAGCCGCTCGGTTCATGAAGGAAGAGCCGGATGTGGTTGCCATGTATGAGCAACAGTTCGCGCAGTCTCTGCTTTTGTTGAAGCAACTGGGTGATGGCAAGAACCGTCAGGATGCCTACAGGAACGGGCAGGTTAGGGTAGAGGTCAAGTAATGCCCATTGTTCAAACGCAGACCACCTCCTTCAAAAAGGAGTTGTATCAGGGCATCCACGATCTGACGACGGATGTCCTGAAGATTGCTTTGTACAACGGCAACGCCGACCTGAACGAAGACACCACGACCTATACGACCACGGCAGAGATCACGGGGACTGGGTATGTGGCAGGTGGCAAGACGCTGACTGGCACGACCATCAGCAGTTCCGGGTACACGGCTTTTGTGGACTTCGACAATGTGGAGTGGAACCCCGGCGCGTTTACAGCACGGTGTGCTCTGATCTACAACTCCAGTAAAGCCAACCGTTCCATCGCCGTGTTGGACTTCGGGTCAGACAAGACCTCGACGACCACCTTCACCATCGTTATGCCGGTCAACGACGCCAACAGTGCTTTGATCCGGTCTTCCAATTAGGAGCACCAAATGACCACCGAAAAGGCCAAGGCCGCAGATGTTGTTTCGACTGGGCTGATTGCCGGGGCGCAAGGCCATGAGCAAGCCCGCGCCGTTGGGCGTTACAAGGTTGAGTGCCGTGATAAGGACGGCAACTTGAAGTGGGTTGTCGAAGAAGACAACCTCGTGGTCAATGTCGGCCTCCAGTACATGGCGGGCGTGGCGTTGACTTCGACCTCTCAGATCACGACGTGGTATCTCGGCCTGATCACCGGCCCTGGCGTGACGACCAACGCTGCGGATACGATGGCCTCCAAGGGATGGACCGAGTTCACGGGCTACAGCAACTCTACTCGGGTGTCGCCATCATTCACGGCGGCAACCAATGCCAACCCTTCGGTGGTGACCAACTCGGGCACCCCGGCCAACTTCACCATCAATGCCTCTGGTACGGTGGGCGGTGCGTTCTTGACATCAAACGACACCAAGGGCGGCACCACGGGCACGCTGTTCTCTGAGAAGGCTTTCTCCTCCCCCGGTGATCGTTCAGTTGTGTCGGGCGACATTCTGGCCGTGACCTACACCTTCAGCCTCTCGGCGTAAGGATGAGTGGTGGCAGAAGGAGGGTGGGGTTCTGGCACCTGGGGTCAGGCCGGATGGGGTAATTCGGTCTATGACAGGGACATTGCCGAGTCAGGCACTGGAACCGATGTCAACGACTCTATTGCCACCCTCAACGCCGCCGTCAGCGAGGCGGCAACTGGCACCGACGCGGCTGATGCTGCGCTCCTTATATCGGGGGTCGTCTCTGAATCCGCCACGGGTTCAGACACTGTTGACGCGGGGCAGGTTTACTCGGGCAACGTTGACGAGTCAGCCACCGGCGCGGATGCGATTAGCGCATCGTCTACCTTTGCGGCAGCAGTATCTGAGGCCGCGACAGGAACAGACGCCGTATCGGCAGCAGCCACGTTCGCTACAGCCGTTGATGAATCCGCCACCGGCGCGGATGATGTAAACGCTCTTCACACCCTGGGGGTGTTGGTTGACGAATCCGCAACAGGAACAGACACAGTTGATGCCGCCGCAACCTTTGGGGCGGTTGTTTCTGAGAGCGCCACGGGCACGGACGCGATCTCCGCTACCGTTACTTTTGCAACCGACATTGCCGAGACTGCCTCTGGCGCAGACGACATCTCTGCGGCCCAGACGTTTGCCGGAGCAGTTGATGAGTCGAGCACAGCCGCAGACGATGTGGCATCAGCGTTCCTCTTCGCGGCCTCCATTGATGAGTCTGCCACTGCCACGGACGCAGTTGATACGACCGCCACGATTAACGCTGATGTTGCCGAATCGGCTACAGGTGCAGACGAAGTATCGGCAGCGGCCACGTTCGCCGGGGCGGTTTCTGAATCCGCGTCCGCTCAAGACATCAACGCGGCAGCAGCCCGGTTTGTTGCCACCATCCAAGAACTTGCAACCGCAACCGACGCCGCAACCGGAAGATTCTTCTGGGAAATCATTGATGACACCCAGACGGCAAATTGGCAGAATATCGGCAACACGCAGACCGCCACTTGGGGCAACATTTCCAACTCCCAGGCGGCAGGCTGGCAACCAATCCCCAACACTCAGACCCCTACATGGGCTGATGTAAACGACACCCAAGCCGCCGGGTGGGCAACAGTGGACACAACACAGTAGGAGCCTTAGATGACTACCGCATACACCTCCCTCCTCGGTCTGGCGCTGCCGGTTACCGGGGAACTGTCCGGCACCTGGGGCGACACGGTCAACGACTACATCACCAAGTATGTTGACGCGGCTGTAGCCGGTGCTCAAACCATCAGCGGAAGCCAAACGGCAGTCACGCTGTCCACCACGACGGCAAGCAATTTGTCCCAGGCGGGCACCGGTTCAACTGGCTCCGCTCAATACCAGATCATCAACTGCACGGGCAACCCGGCGTCGTTGCTAACGGTCACCGTCCCGGCCCAGAGCAAAACCTACGTCGTTATCAACTCGACTTCCACATCACAATCTGTTAAGGTTGTTGGGGTTGGGCCGACTACAGGGGTAACGGTGTTTTCTGGAGAGCGAGCGGTTTTGGTTTGGACCGGTTCCGATTTTGCAAAGGTCGCATCCTCTCTCATCTCTGGAGGGACTTTCTAAATGGCTCAGTCAGGCTACACCCAAATCCAGTTGTACAGCAGCCCCACTCCGGGGAATACACCTGCTGCGAGCAACCTTACCGGCGGCGAACTGGCAGTCAACGCGGCTGACGGCAAACTGTTCTACAAGAACACCGCAGGCACCACCCAGGTTATTGCTGACTCTGCATGGGCAGCATATTCGTCCGGCGTTGGTATTCGTGGCTCCGGGACGAACGTCGTAAACACTGGGACTGTCCAGTTTGCCAACAGTAACGGGGTGACTTTCGGGTTAAGCGGCAGCACCATGACGGCAAGCGTCGTCGCGCAATCCGTTGCCTCTTACAACATTCTCTCAGCGAGCGGTAATACTGCCGGAACTCTGACTTCGTTCAGTTCGGGCACGGTTGTCTTGGCAGGTGGCAATAACGTCACCCTGTCCCAGAGCAGCAATACCATATCCATTAACGCCGCTGCCAATCTTTCAGTTAGCGCAGGCACGACAAGCATAGCCACCGCCAGTGTGGTGTTCGGCGCGCCTAATACAAATCTAATTTCATTTGGCATGACCAGTAACACTATTACTGCCGTGCCGCTTGTACAGTATTACCCCCTAACTAAAGATTACCTTCCTTTCATTAATACTAATGTAGTTGCGGAGCAAAACATTAACACGGCTTACACCGGAGTATCATCCGTCCATCTGTTCGCGCTTACTGATAACCTCATAGTTAACAGAATAGAGCAACCCCTAAGCTGGGTTTCGGCCGACCCTGTAAGCGTCAGCATGTACGGGCTGCGCGTGTATACGTCGGCGTCAACAAATAATTCTGGTTATGCGCTGACTGTAACTCAGGCTTATAGAAATATTTTATATTCAAAAACTGGAGATACTTATTCTTCTGTTACATTTTTTGATTTCCCGGTTATTCAACGAGAATCTTTGTCGTTTGTTTCTTCGTCTTCCACTATTTCTACCCGGGTAAGTTTCACAGTTTCTGGGTATGCAACAGTTTCCTACCCAACTGCTACCTCGTCTAATGGCCTTCTCTACTCAAGCAGTAGCGCCGTAACGGAAAAAATATTCAATATTGCAACTAGCCAAGTTACACAAAACGGCTCCACTTTTGGCCCTACAGGGGTGTCTTTACTTTTTGGCGGGATTGCTAGGGCCAGCCCAATGCTGACTTCACCCTATACTCTGTCTAGCGGAACGTATTTATTGCTCCAAGGATTAGTTGGGTCCACCTCTTGGGCAAATACAAATAATTATTTAACCAGTGTTACCACAAATCACATGGATGGGTGTAGTGTATGTTTTGTTTCTATGTCAGCAGGCACCGCCGGAAATAACATAACTATTGCTGATCCAGCCGAGCGCCGGTGGGGCAATGTGGGGTCGGGGTCAGGGGGCGCGTTAGGGCCTGTGGCGTTTACTGACTTTAATAAGTTCTTTACATATACATACTCGACAACGACCGGCACCGGCGCAAGTACTACTTACACATTTGCAAACGGCTATGGTACGTTTAACATTATTGCTTCTAATACAGGCAGTTTTGCGACTTCGGTCTTTGATGTGGTAAGTTTGGGTTCAACTTACCGAGTAAATACACCCCTTGTAACCTTCCGGTACTGATACATGAATCCACAAATCATCGCACCCGATTACGGCAAGCACAACCAGATGATGGACGAGGCGATCAAACGCCTCGACTATCAAGGTTCGTACAAAGACCTGTCAACCATCGTGTTGACGCCGGGTTTTGGGCAGATGCCGACCAAGTGCGTGGCGTCGTGGATGAACATGTTCTCACCGCCCAACAACAAGATGTTCCGTATGTGGGCGGTGGGAATGGAGGTTGGAGAGGCGTTTAGCCAGACCATCCAAAACATTCTTGGGCATCCAGAACTCGCCAAGTTTAAGTATCTGTTGACGCTTGAGCACGATAACGTGGTGCCCGCTGACGGTTTGGTCAAACTGTTGGCTCGGATGGAGAAGCACCCTGAGTTTGCCTGCATTGGCGGTCTGTACTGGACCAAAGGCCCGGACGGTGTTCCCCAAATTTGGGGTGACCCGAGAGACTCTCAGATCAACTTCCGCCCGCAAAAGCCGGTGCCCGGCCAGTTGGTGGAGTGCGTCGGCACGGGCATGGGGTTCAACCTGTGGCGAATTGAAATGTTCAAAGACAAGCGTCTGCGTCAACCATGGTTCAAGACAGTCTCTAGCGCCACCGAAGGTGTTGGTACGCAGGATTTGTATTTCTGGGGGGACGCCCGGAAGTATGGTTATCGCTGCGCCGTAGACTGCGATGTGCTTGTTGGTCACTACGATCTGGAGGGCAAGTTTGGCCCGCCAGATACTACTTGGTGAGGTGAGACATGATTAGTTGGAAAGTTACTATGTTGCACACCCTCCCAATGCACGAGGGTGGGGCAGACGTTGTTTTTAACGTCAACTGGTGCTGCACCGCTGAGACAGAAGGCAAACAGGCTTGGGTAGCAGAAAACACCCGTGTGACGCTTGACCCGGCAAACCCTTTTACTCCTTATTCTGACTTAACCGAGGAACAGGTTCTGTCATGGGTGTGGAGGTTGGTAGATAAGGACGCAACTGAGGCGGAAGCGCAAGCGCGCTTGAACGCAGTTCTAAATCCTGTTGTGGTTGTTCACAATTTACCGTGGAACAAATTTGTTGCGTCTGTTTTTGACGATTCTTTGCTTGTTTCGTATGTTCCCGGCGAATCCACAACCGACCCCATTGTGATCACGGCTGAAGAACCCGCTGCTGATCCCATCGTGAACGCAGGGGAAGACCCCCAAACCCCCGCACAGCCCTAAACCTTTCCCCCACACCGTAGGAGATTTCAATGCCGAAAGTTGCTGTCAAAGCCCGTCCAAAACTAGAAGTTGTTGAAAAGCCCGTGCAAATTTGCATTGGCTATGCGCCCAGCGCCCCCGAGGGGTTTACTATTGTTGACACCTATAAGCACGAGAAGGTGGACAAAGTATTTGATCCCGCCAAGAAATGGGATTGGGCCAACGACAGCGTGGACGAGGTTGTGTGCGGCAACTTCCTTCAGCGCCTGACCGCGCAACAGCGCGTTCATTTCTTCAATGAGTTGTACCGTGTGCTCAAGCCCGGGAAACAGGCGCGGATTGTGACCCCGCATTGGTCGCATGAGAAATACTACGCTGAGCCTGATGTGCAGTGGCCTCCTGTCACGGCGTTTACCTACTTCTATCTGTCTAAACAATGGCGCGAAGTCAACGCCCCCCGGTTTGCCGACGCGTTCAAGTGCGAGTTTGAGTGGGTACTGGCCGGTTCGCACGACCAGAATGACGAGTGGGTTGCGTTCAGAACCCAAGAGGTCAAGCAGGTGTACATGCACCGCAACATCAATACCACCACGGAATTGATCGCCACCCTGACCAAGCCCGCAAAGAAAGAGTAAGCAATGGAAGAAGTCAAGCCAGCCGAGACGGCCAAGGAAGTTGCCGGTAAATCAATCGGCAGGTTTGGCCTCTTCTACATCACCCTGATCGTGCTGATTGGGGTGGGCTCCTCCTACTTCTTGTCTGACTCTGCCATCACCGCCGTGATGACGATGATCGGCGGCGCACTGGTCGCGCTCATCAACATGATGAACGGCATTGCCGGTACGGCAGAGAAGCAAGAGAAGCCCGAGTTCAAGGTCATTCAGACCCTGATCGACAAGTTGGACCGCCTGGACAAGCCTGAGCAGCCCATGAAGGTAACTGTTCAGGGCGACAAGGTAACGGTCAGCAAAGGTGAGGATGTGGTTACGGCCACAAGGGAGTAAATGGAACCGATAACCGGCATTCTCGCGGCAGTATCAGCGGCGAATGCTGCATTCGGAGCCGTTAAGAAACTCGTCGCCGCAGGGCGTGAGATTCAAGATGTTGCCGGTCAGATTGGTAAGTGGTACGGAGCCTTTGGGGACTTCAACCGCCTCGCTACCGAGAAGGCCAACAAGAAGCCTTCGGTCTTCAAGCGGCTGCTGCACGACGACAGCATCGAGCAGGAAGCCTTGCAGATCACGATGCACAAGCAAGCGTTGATCAAGCAGGAGTACGAACTCAAGATTCTGATCGTCGCTCACTACGGTGAGAGCGTCTACAACGAGATGATCATGGAGCGCATCCGGCTGAAGAAGGAGCGCGAGAAGAAGGAGCGTGAGCACCGCCTGCGACAGCAGGAG